CGGCTGTGCCCGAGCCCTGATTGCTTTTGGTGTCGACAAAGTGGAGTGGACGGAATGACACGTATTAACGTCGTTGATCCAGCCGAGTTGTCCGGTAAACACTTAGTAGCAGAGTACCGGGAACTCCCTCGTGTTTTTACACTTATCCAGAGGGCTATTGAACGAGGAGAAAGACCTGACGATCCTCGAAATCCAAGGGAATATACGTTGGGTAAGGGTCATGTTCGTTTCTTTTACGACAAGACGCATTGGTTAATTGCCCGTTTCCACTCACTTGTCGAGGAAATGCAGAGACGGGGTTACCAACCAACTTACACAAGTTGCCCACCTTTCGCTTACGTCATGCCAATTGACCGTTGGGGTTACTACGCAGTTACTGACGAAGCGTTGAGGATTAACAGAGAAAGGATTAAAGAGCGTGAGAAACACTAAAACAATTCCTTTATCTGAATATTTTAAGCTGTGGCTTGAAGAGTTTGATAACTCCAAAGAAATTGTTTATGATGTATCAGACACCTTTGTTTATAAAGGTAGGACTTTTGAAGTTTGCCTGATTGATACGACGAAATAAAATGTGGTACGTACACATCAACAGAGGAGTTATTGATGGAAACCGAAAGCACGATCGAGACGAAGCCCCCGTCGCAGTACGGAATGGGATTTATGGCAAGTCCGTTTACGGAAGGAGTGTGCTTTGCACTGAGCCTACAAGGATTAGGTATGATCGTGGCGGTATTCTTCCTTGTGGTGCTAAAGTAGTTATTGAAACAGATGACGAGCCAATTATTGAAGCATGAAGCCTGTGAGACTTGCGGGTCGTCAGACGCCAAAGGAGTTTACGACGATGGACACACCTACTGCTACGTCTGCCGTGATCGAGTTTCTAAAGGAATGGAGGGACGATCTATCATCAAAACTATGCGTAGCGGAGGATTGGGGGAACAGGCAGCTATTCGAGGAGTACCTGATCGATTCAATCGACTCGAAGATCGAGGAATTGCAAAGGAGTCTGCCAAACGGTTCAAGATCGGAGTAAATCACGATGTCGATGTGGACGTTTCCCATGTTTACCCATACTTCAAGGACGGCAAACATGTCGCCAACAAGTGTCGTAAGCGAAGTGCCAAAGAATTCTTCTGGGAAGGAGACACAAAAGACGTTGAACTGTTCGGACAACAAGAGTTCCCAACGGGATCAGCTAAGACAGTCACAGTGGTCGAAGGAGAGTGCGACGCTGCTGCTGCTTACGAGCTTATGGGCAGTCGTTGGCCTGTTGTCAGTGTCACTAGTTCTGGTAGTGCTGTTCGCGACTGCCGTAATAATTATGAGTATCTAGACGGGTTCGAGAATATCGTTCTGTGTTTCGACGCTGACGAAGCAAAAGTAGACGGTAAGGGCGAGAAGCATTACCCCGGTCAGGAAGCCGCCAAGAAGGTTGCGGCACTGTTCAAACCGGGTAAAGTCCGTGTCGTAACTCTACGGCGTCACAAAGACCCAAATGACTACCTTAAGGCCGGCCTGTTCAAAGAGTTCACGAAGGAATGGTGGGACGGTCCTACGTATACCCCTGACGGCCTCAAGATCGGCCGAGACATGTGGGACGAGATTGTCAATCAGTCCACGCCTTACTCTGTCGATTATCCGTTCGAACGTGTTAACAGAATGACGTACGGAATTAGACTGTCTGAAGCTGTGGTTGTCACGGCTGACACCGGAGTGGGAAAGACGTCCTTCTTTAAAGAGATTGAATACTCACTCCTACAAAACCCGGAACTTAAAGAGAAGGGATACGGTGTTGGGTTTCTACATCTCGAAGAGACGAATACGGACACCGCTCTTGGTCTTATGTCTGTTCACGCTAGTAAACCTTTTCATCTGCCTGACACACCTCGTACTACTGAGGAATTGAAAGATGCTTTCGACTCTACTGTTAATACCGACCGCGTTGTCGTTTGGGATCATTTCGGCAGTAATTCTGTCGACGCTGTCCTTGACAAGATTAGACACATGTCTGCTTTGGGTTGTAAGTATATCTTTCTTGACCACCTTTCTATTGTTGTATCTGATCAGTCCGGTGATGAGCGTAAGCAGCTAGACGAGATCAGTACCAAACTTAAGACAATGGCGATGGAGCAGGAACTTGCAATCATTTGTGTTGTACATACGAACCGGCAAGGTCAAATTCGTGGTACTGCGGGGGTGGAGCAGCTTGCGAACATAGTCATGAAGTTGGAGCGTGACAAGACTGCGATCGATCCTTGGCGTAGGAACGTCACGAAGATTACGGTGCATAAAAACAGGTTCTGTGGTCGTGCCGGCCCATGCGAATGGCTTTGGTTTAATGAAATGACAAACCGACTAATTCCACTGACACAAGAGGAGGTAGACGTTTATGAGTCTGGGGAATCGCTCAGAGATGACCAACAAGCTTGGTGATGCACTTCGAAATATTCTAAACGAATTGTACGAACATGGGTATGACGATGGATCGTATGAAGAAATTGCATATGAGTGTGATTTTTCTTCTCAACGCGATCTTCTAGTTGACATTGCGATGAAGAAGGTGTATAATGTACTAGAAGGAGACAGCCAATCGCAAATGAGTACATAAATAGTCCCGAGTTTATTCTACGAGCTAAGTTGGAAGAGCTTGTGGGTCGACCTTACACCGATCATGTTCTGACACATAAGCCGTCAGTTCCGATGATTATACAAGCATGTGAGAAAGCCATCGAGAAGTGTACCTACACAGAGATAACGACAGACCTTACCTCGTTTTCGACATTGAAACAGACGGACTAAATCCGACAGTAATTCATTGCGTTTGCGTGATGGACCTGAAAACAAAACAAGAATGGGTCTTGACAGACTATGAGGCAATTCGAGAATTTTTCTCAGAGCGGTGTAGTAAACGAGCAGTCTGGATTGGGCATAATTCTATCGCCTTTGACGCTCCTAATCTCAACCGTTTGTTGGGCACTAGGCTTTCTTATTCTAGCTTGGTGGACACTTTTGTTCTCAGTATGCTATATAGTCCTAGCCTTGCCGATGGGCATTCTTTGGATGCTTGGGGTAAAAGGCTCGGCTTCGAAAAAGGAAATCACGACGACTGGTCCCGCTTAAGTGAGGAAATGATTGAGTATTGTCAGCAAGACGTTCGTGTAACAGGTCTGTTGTTCGAGAAGATTACGGAAAGAATGAAGTCCGTAGGTTTTTCAGAACGGTCTGCGGAACTCGAACACAAAGCTTGGGTACTTGTCCAGAAGCAGAAGAAGAATGGTTTCCAACTGGACGTACCTCGTGCTGAACAACTTTACTCAGAAATACGTGGTCTCGAACGTGACTTGAAGGAGAAGATTCATGAACTCTGGCCTCCTGAACTACAAACAGTGGGAGAGTTTAAACGAGCATATAGGCTTGATGGAACATATACTTCACGGTATGAAGATCATAAGTCAAAATTTCCAAGACTCGAAATTAGAACAGACGGTAGTTATGAGGCGTATGACTACGTCGAGTTCAATCTTGGAAGCCCAAAGCAGCGAATTGAAAAACTACTTGAACTCGGTTGGGAACCCGTAAAATTTACACCTAAAGGTAACCCCTCTGTAGATGAAGACAGTCTAGCGGCTTTCGCTTTGTCTTCAGGTAAAGAAGAAGTTACGGCACTCGCCAAGTGGGTGGTGCTTAACAGTCGAGCCAACATGATTAACAACTGGCTAGGACTAGCCGACGAGAAAGGACTTATACATGGTAATCTGTGGCTTGCAGGCACCCTCCGTTACAGGCATGACAAACCTAACACTGCTAATATTCCTGCTGTTCGAGTCGACAGTGCAGACGCACCGCTCAGAGGGATGGACGGCTTATACACTTACGAAAGCCGTGATCTGTGGACTAGCCGCGATGGTGAGCTTCGTAGCTTGGTCGGGGTCGATGCAAAGGGGATTCAGCTTCGGATACTAGCGGAGTACATTAAAGATGAGGCCTTCACTGAAGCAATCCTTTCTGTTGACCCACACTCCGCTAACCAACAGCGTATGCGGCTACCTTCTCGTGCCCTCACGAAGACCATCACATATGCCACTCTCATGGGCGCTGGTGACGAAAAAATTGCGAGAGAGGCTAAAGTTACAGTGTCTGAAGCCCGTGAAGCGAAGGCGTCTTTTTTCGAACAAGTTCCCGGTCTGAAGAAGCTTGTTAATAGGTTGAAAGGCGAGCTTAAGAGGACTGGTCGCATTACATTGTGTGACGGTGCTAGGGTTATGGTGTCGTCGGATCATATGGTTATCCCATACCTTCTTCAAGGTGACGAAAGCCGGATCATGAAGCAGGCAGGAGTTTATATTGATGAGGGTTGTAGGCGATCCCGTATTGACAGTCTGCTTTGCGGAAGCATCCACGACGAATACCAGTTCGACGTTCTCAACGATGATATCGATTCTTTTCGAGACCTATGCGAAACTAGTTTTAGAAAATCCGGTGAATCGTTCGGTTACGACGTACCGATTGAAGGAAGTACACAAGTGGGACGGACGTGGAGCCAAACACACTGAGGAAGTTGATGTTGAGTTACGAAAACTATAACTGGAATGGAGACAAGCTAATGCGTGTTGAAGGTGAGACAGAACTTCTTCGTCTTTGGAATATGTGTATGAAGGTGTCGGTTGTAACGGACAACGACAAGGAACGGGAAGCAGCTAGACAGGAGGCGGCAGACATCATGCGCGTTGGCCCTGAGATGGGCTTCTACGTCATTCCTGAGGAAACGTACGAAGGTTACAAAAACACGTTGACAAAGCATAAATTGTAATTGACATAATAGACTAAATATGTTATAATAGGGTATTGGATAGGAGCCTTATTATGACCACGTACACAGAATACAGAAAGATTTACGCGAAAACAAACCCTTATAAAGAAGCTCAAAAAAGATACAAGTCTACGTCTGAGTACAAAGAAAAAATGCGTTTATGGCAAAAAAATTGGAGAAAGAATAACTGGGGAAAGTATATGCTCAATAGTCTTAAAAATTATTCAGCAAAAAGAAAGAATCTTCCGTTTAATTTAACGATAGAAGATACAGTTTTGCCTGAAGTTTGTCCTGTATTTAAAACGCCTTTTGTATTCGGAGACGTAAATTATAGGCCAGAATTCGACCGTCGTATACCGTCCCTTGGGTACGTTAAAGGGAACGTAAGAATTATTTCTGGAAGAGCTAACCGCTTAAAAAATGACGCTACGATTGAAGAATTACAAAATATTATTGACTATATGAAAAATAACTGATACAATACTAGAGTAAGGAGAAAGATATTGAGCAGTCAGATTCAGTACATTCGTGGTAAGGCTATGTGGGCTAAGGTTATTGGTCAGCCCCGCCCGAACAAGTTTGCAGACAATGCCCGTGAGTGGTCAATTGATGTTTATCCAGACGAAGAAAGCATGAAGACACTTAAGAAGCTTGGGCTTACGAAGAAGCTACGAGAGAATGAAGACGGTGAAGATTTCATTACCTTCCGTCAGAAGGAGCTTCGTCAAGACGGTACGGCTAATGAGCCTATTCGCATTGTCGATCGTAATGATGAGCCTTGGGGCGGTGATCTTATTGGTAATGGGAGTGTGGTGGACGTTAAGTTCGTTGTCCGAGATTACGGGGCACAGAAGGGAACTTACATTCGTGCACTACGAGTCGTAGATCATGTGGAATTTAAGAGTAAGGACTTTGCTCCCATCTCGTCTGACGACGAATTCTTCAGCGGAGGTAAGCAGGAAGAAAAGTCCCCTTTCGAAATGAAGAATGGTTCTACGACTACATCTACGTGTAAGAAGCGACTTCCTGGTAAGACTGTTCTAGAGGATTTAGACGATGATCTCCCGGAGGAGTATGCCTGAACTATCAACTCTAGTAGCTGACATTTATTCCGTACTTGATAGTGAGAATGACCACGTTGCCTCTGAGGAAAACTTGGAGACACTTGGTAAAGTGGTAGTTGACGTTGTACGTACAAGCCTCCGTAAGCGAGACGAGTCTACAGGGGCGCTTAGGATGTCTTCCATCGGTCGACCGGACCGTCAGTTGTGGTACATGCAAAACCGTCCTGACCTAGCTGAGAAGATGCCGCCCAAGGCACAACTAAAGTTTCTTTATGGACACGTTATCGAAGCTCTTCTACTTTTCTTAACCAAGGAAGCGGGACATGAAGTCAGTCATGAACAACATGAAATTGAAGTGGGCGGAGTTAAAGGACATCTGGACGCAGTTGTGGACGGCGTCACTGTTGACGTTAAGTCGGCCGCTCCTTACTCCTACAAGAAGTTTGAACAAGGAACATTATTTTCAGACGATCCCTTTGGATACGTTGGGCAACTATCATCTTATTCGTCGGTTGTCACGCCGGACAGGGGAGGAGCGTTTCTGGCTTTCGACAAAGTCTCCGGAGACATCACGACTCTTTCAATCGACAGTGAAACAGCACGAGAGTACGGAACCGAACAGAGAGTAGAGCATCTAAAGGAGGTTGTCGACCACAAAGAACCACCTCCTCGTTGCTTTTCACCTGTCCCTGAGGGCAAAGGTGGTAATTATATTCTAGGAACACGGTGTTCATACTGTTCTTGGAAGTTTGAGTGTTGGAAAGACACAAATAATGGTGAAGGGTTAAAGGCATACCGATATTATGGAGGCCCAAAGTTCTTTACGAAAATTTTAAAGGAACCTAAGGTTGAGCCATTTTAAAAAATGCGCTGATTGCGGAGAAGACTTGCCTCAAACATCTTTTGCTAAAAGTAAAAAATATACAGACGGTTATCATTATCGATGTCGTCCCTGTGAAAATTTGTATACAAAAGAGTGGAGGTTTAACAACAAAGAAAAATCTTCTTATTTTGTATGGCGATCAAATATTAAAAGAAACTTCGGGATTACAGCGGAACAGTACAAAGAAATGTTTGATCGACAGGAAGGTAAATGTGCCATCTGCGAAAAGCATCAAGACATTTTGAAGAGACGGTTGGCAGTCGACCACAACCATTTTACTGGCGAAATTCGAGGCCTTCTCTGTACTTATTGCAATCACCGAGTAGTAGGTCGACATAGGGACGGAAATCTCTTACGGAAAATTGCCGATTATGTAGACGCTGGGACAGGTTGGTTCGTACCGAAAAAGAAGAAGACAGTTAAAAGGAAGTCTGTATGAAGATAGGGGTATTACCCGACTCACATGCACATCCAGATTTTGGAAATGAGAGGTTCACATGGGCTGGGAAACTCTTCCACGATCTTAAGGTAGACGTAATCGTCAACATAGGAGATATTTTCGACTTCCCATCTTTATGCTTCCATTCGAAGCCTATCGAAATTGAGAATGCAAGGTACCAAAAAGATATTGAAGTTGGTGTTGAGGCTCAAGATCGGATCGTCCACGAATTGAAGAAACATAAGAAGAAGATGCCTAGGACAGTCATCACTCTAGGTAATCACGACATTCGGCCGGATAGGTATGTCGCCGAGAACCCTGTGTTTGAAGGTAAGATTTCTATTAAGGACTGTCAGTTTGACAAATACCATGACGACGTCGTACCCTTCCTTGAGCCTATAGAGATTGGGGGCGTCGATTTTTGTCATTATTACACAAGTGGTTTGATGGGTCGGCCAATTGGCGGCCAGCATCCTAGTTGGACGGTGATAAAAAAGCGAAACAAAAGCAGTGTTTGTGGACACAGTCACGTCACAGACTATAAAATTGACCTTACACCCGGCAGGTCTCTTATGGGTCTCGTCTGTGGAAGCTACGTAGACTACGACGCTGCGTACGCTGGAATTGCAAACAGGATGTGGAACCGGGGCATCGCAGTTCTAGACGACGTGGAAGACGGACTTTACGATTTCTCTTGGATTAGTTTAGAAAAGATTAGGAAGGTGTATGGAAAAAGGTAAAGATATCTCTAACGAAAAGTATCGTCGATATGAATTTTATGAAGGTGAGCCACTTGTTATTCTAGAGCCTAAAACTCTTTGGGTTTCAGAGAACGGCCATAGAATAGAAACAAAAGACGGCAAAGGCTTTTATATATTCATAGTTTCTATAAAACTTATTGAATGGTCAGTACATGATGAAACAAAAGTTATGGAATATTAAGGTAAGACGCGAATATGGACGAAATTGACGAATGTAATGATATTATAGAAGAAGCTATGAAACGGTACCGTCAGTGGTCGCGACGTATTCGTGGACAAGTCGTGATGCCTCAAGATGGTTTAGATTATTGGGTTTGGCGTGTAAGTAAGGAACGGTATGGACAAGGAGTATAAGAAGCGTGTCATTGATTACTGGGACCCCGATCAACTCGTAGCTTTTTTAGGGGTGTCTATTGAAGAAGTCGTAGACGCCTTCGACTACAAGTTGGAAGAACTGGAAGAAGAGATTCGGGAGTTTATGGAATATGGCCGATGACAATTATTACTTCTGGCTCGGACAGTCCATGGGAACGGCAGGAAGGTGGGACGCATTACAAGACCTACACGATTCAACCACTTCAGTTTGCAATGTCGAACAACCTGAACTTTTGTCAAGCGAACGCGGTGAAGTACATCTGCCGGTACAAAGACAAGGGTGGGGTGGAAGACCTTCGTAAAGCGATTCATTACATCGATCTACTAATTGACTATGAGTACGGAAATGGGACGGACAATCAAACGGCGTAACCTTCTAGCTAGAGACATGTGGACACATGGCCAGTACAAACATCGTGTCCAAGAATTACGAGAAGACGATTTTGACCTTGACAATGAGGTCGAAGAATGGTATAATAGTGATTATGAGGAAGAGGACGAAGATGTCAGTCGCTGAGAAGATTTACTATTCTCGTGAAGAACGTGTGAAGAAGAACCTGCATTGGTTGAAGCCCATCAATGTTGACAGGATCAAGGACGAGAAGACATTTAAGCGTGTCGAAGGGGACGTTTATCAACAATACGACCTTGCTGTTAAGTGTCTCGAAGAATTCAAGCAAGACCTAGACAGCTACTTTGACAACCTGTACGAGATTGCCACAACCGACACGGAAGTAGGCGAGGACGGTGAGGACGCTCACGCGGGTCTAGAAGCTTCGTACGAAGACTGTCAAGTGTCTTGGGGAAAGACCCAGCTACGTCTCTCTTGTCTCGCTGTACAACTAGGTATTGATGGGAATATGTATTTTGAACAAAACGCCGTTTAATGATCCTTTCCGTTCTCATTTCGCACGAACAATTTTTAACCAGAAGTATGCTCACGAAGGTGCTGAAACTTGGGATCAACTTTGTTCTACCCTAGTTAATGAAGTTTGTGAAGAGTACATGCGTAAGACAGAAGTCTCTCAACTCATTCAGTATATGATTCAGATGAAATTTATTCCTGGCGGACGATATCTATATTATGCTGGCAGAGAAAATCCTTTTTACAATAATTGTTATCTCTTACGATCAGAAGAGGACAGTCGAGAGGATTGGGCGGAAACAAGTTGGAAGTCTGAAAGTTGCCTAATGACAGGCGGCGGTATTGGTAATGACTACTCTGTGTATCGTCCAGAAGGAAGTAATATCAATCGTACAGGAGGTCAAGCATCAGGGCCTATTCCCAAGATGGAAATGACAAATGAAATTGGGCGTCGAGTAATGCAAGGAGGTAGCCGACGTAGCGCCATTTACGCTAGTTTAAATTGGCGACATGGGGATATTCATAAATTTCTTAAAATCAAAGATTGGGATCAATACAAAATACCCGGGACTGATTTGTCACTTAAAGACGTGAAAGAGTTGAATTTCAATTGGCCAGCCCCTCTGGACATGACAAACATCAGTGTTAACTACGATACAGCATGGCTGGAAAGTTATAAAGCTACTGGTCAAGTTGGAGAGGTATTCACAACAAATGTACAGCAAGCTCTTAAAGGAGCAGAACCCGGATTCTCTTTTAACTTTTACGATAAAGAAAACGAAACGCTTAGAAACGCTTGTACCGAAGTCACTTCCGAAGATGACAGTGATGTATGTAATCTAGGCAGTCTAAATTTTGGTAGGATCGAAACTATCGAAGAGCTTCGAGACGTTTGTAATCTTGCTACTAAGTTTCTTATTTGTGGTACACTCAAGGCTAAGCTTCCTTACGAAAAGATTTACAGGACGCGAGAGAAAAATCGTAGGTTAGGCCTTGGACTTATGGGTGTTCACGAATGGCTTATTCAAAGGGGTTCTCGTTATGAAGTAACAGATGAATTACACGATTGGCTAAAAGAATACAAAATAGTTAGCGATCGAACATCTCAATCTTTTTCGAGGAAGCTATCGGTTTCAACACCTGTCGCTAATAGGGCGATTGCTCCCACGGGTACTATCGGAATTCTTGCTGGAACTACTACGGGAATTGAACCCTTGTTTGCTGTTGCTTACAAAAGACGGTATCTGAAAGATGGAACTAATTGGCATTACCAGTATGTTGTTGATTCTGCTGCACAAGAATTAATTGATGTCTACGGAGCTAATCCAGACAATATCGAGTCTGCTCTCGATCTCGCAAACGACTATGAACGCCGAATTAAGTTTCAAGCTGACGTTCAAGATTATGTAGATATGGCTATTTCATCGACGATTAATATTCCGTGTTGGGGCAGTGATCTTAACAATCCTGATACAGTCGGAGACTTCGCGGCCACTCTTGCTAAGTATAGTCACAGGCTCCGTGGTTTTACCGTATATCCTGATGGATCACGAGGGGGTCAGCCACTTACTAGTGTTCCCTATATGGAGGCTAGAATGAACCTCGGTCAAGAATTTCAAGAGGCTGTTGTGGCGCATGACATCTGTGTAATCGGTGGACGGGGCGGGTCTTGTGGCTCGTAAATCTAAAGGGTACTGGACAGAATTATTAGGGATAACTCCTAAAGAGGACAGTATAGAATATCAACGCCGATGGCGGTTAGCCAATCCCGGAAGTTTTAAGTTTTGGAAATACGGACTGACGCAAGAAAGATACCTTGAGCTTTTAGTGGAACAAAACTTTCAGTGTGTTATTTGTAAAACAAAAGAGCCGGGAGGCAGGCATAATAATTGGCATGTCGATCATAATCATGATACCGGACGTGTCCGAGGGTTACTTTGCTGGCTATGCAACTCTGGGCTAGGAAAGTTTAAAGACAGGGTTGATCTTCTAGAAAACGCAGTAAAATACCTTAAGGAGAAAAATTGATGGCTAAGAAGAACGACAACTTTGTACCTTTCGTTGGTGACTTTTACCGAGACCGCAACGGCACTGGACGTGTCCTAGTATTTTACGTTGAAGGCAATCAGGTTAAGTATTCACCCGAGCGACAGTCTGTGGAGTACATTACCACTGTCTCTGATTTCGTTCGAGACTTTGAACCCGCTGACTTTATCAGTCCCGAAGCGGAAAGTGAGATGCCAACTGGGGAAGCTGGTGACGACGAGTCACATCAGGCTAACGCGGAAGTCGTGAAGCAGAAGCGTGCAGACAAGGCCGGCATCGAGAAGGTGGACGACAAGGACGTACCGACTGACAAGGTTAACGAAGATACGGAGGCAAACTAATGATTTATATTCCAACAACTTTTGACGCTTGGGGTGGACTTACGTTTGAAGGGTGCGGAGGTCACTAATGGACCTTTGGTACTTCGTATTTATCGTTATCGCCGTAATTGTGGGAGTAGTCATTGCTCGTCGACTCTAATGGATCGCCACTAAACAAAGAAAGTCGCCGAGAGATGAAGTCTGGTGTTACCCATTCTACTCCCTACGGCGACGTTCATTTTGTTCTTAAAGTAGACGTCCCTGCTGATTTTCCGCAGGACAACTTTAACGAGGCTGTTATCAAGTACTCACAGATTCTACATGAGGCATTTAGCCGTAAAGTCTAGAAGATGTGAAAGTGTTTCTTAGCAATGGGGGCCGGTGTAACAGCCGGTCCTTTTTTTGTGTCCACAGTAACCTGCCCACTTGGCGCAACTTCCACATTTGTCTGAACGGGCTGAGTTCTTCCCGGTGTGTCTGTGTAGTCGTTAGTTGACACACCCTTGATCTTCTCAACCGTCCGCATGGTTCCAAGACCGAGCATACCACCGAGAATGTAAAGGAGAAGCTGGTTGTCGATGGCCGGTAAATCGCCGTTGTAGTGGAAGATCACCCTAGCCGCCCAGCTACCGAAAGGTTGGGCCATCGTAGAATACGCTAGTCCGGCGGTTCCTACCCAACCAACGGCAGGTCGCCAACCAGCTACGAACAGACTTCCTGAAGACGCCTCAACTTTGTTTATGTCAAGTTGACCTTGAGTAAGCTGATCCAGTCTTTCCTGCGCCTTGTCCTCTAACTGAGCAAGTTGTAGGTTTACCTGATCCCGCTTATCCTTGTCTACAACAACTTCCGACACAATGTCTTTAATCGGACTGAAGATACCTGTTACGATGTCTGAAAGGATCATGTTATGAAATCTCCGAAAGAAGCGCTCGTCCAACAACTCGGAGAGTCCTTCGCCACCAGCCTAGAAGAAAATCTAGTTGTCCTTGATCTCTTTTTACAAGAGCAGCTAGAAACTGAATACGCGCGTCTACAATTCCTAGAAGGGTTTGAGAGTTACCTGAGTCGATTGCAGCCTTGGCGGCAGACAGCGTGCCGGGCCCAACTTGTCCATCTGCTGCAACACCTAGGCCTTGTTGAGTCCACCGGATCGCCCTGCTTACTCCGCTATTCACGGCTGCATCAAATGTGACGTAAGAGATAGGCCAAGGCAATCTATCACAAGCTGCG